TTTTTTTGGTGATATGATGGAAGAAGGACAGAACGATTATCCTTTAGCGAAAGCAGTAAAGGAATGGGGTGGTTATCCGCACTGTGTAAAAAATTGGGAGGATACCCGAACTCAAATTAAAAAATTTATGGTATAATTAGTAGTGTCGCCTTCGGGGACAAAAATTCACACTCGCTTATTAAGGAGAACTATGACTTACTTACAAAAGTATCATACTGCTAATCTTCCAGAATTAATGAAGATTATTTCTAAGAATGGAATTGGTATGGATTCATACCTAGATAATTTTTTCAATTCTTATGAAACCACAACAAACTATCCACCCTACAATCTAATTCATGTAAATAATGTTGAGTCGATACTAGAAATCGCATTAGCAGGATTTAGTAAAAATGAACTTCATGTTTATACTGAATATGGAAAACTTATTGTTGAAGGAAAGAAAAAGGATAAGGAGAAAGAATCCGAGTATGTCTATCAAGGACTGGCTCAGAGATCTTTCAACCGAACCTGGTCACTATCAGAAGATATTGAAGTCAGAGAGGTTTTATTTAAAGATGGATTACTTACCGTTAAGTTGGGTAAGATAGTCCCAGAACATCATGCAAGAAAAGACTACCTATAAAACATCAGGTGTTGACATTGAAGCTGGTAATGCTTTCGTTGATAGACTAAAATTAAAAGTGCCTACTATCGGTGGATTCGGTGGTATGTATAAGGTTCCTCGTGGATATGAGGAACCTATTTTAGTTTCTGGTTCTGATGGAGTTGGAACTAAGATTTGCATTTGTAGTCGTCTTAGAGACTATACAACTATTGGTATTGACTTAGTTGCAATGTGTGTCAATGATATTATCACTTGTGGTGCGAAACCATTGTATTTTTTAGATTACATTTCTCTGAATACAATTAATCCTGTTGTAGATGACATAATGGAAGGTATTATTAAAGGTTGTGAGATAGCAGATGTTGAACTGATTGGTGGTGAAACTGCAGAACATCCAATGACTTTTGATATTGATTTAGCAGGTTTTTCTACAGGAATTGTTGAAGAGTTTGATATAATAGATGGTAAATTAATTAAAGAGGGTGATATTATAATTGGAATTGAAAGTAGTGGTATTCATAGTAATGGATATAGTTTAGTAAATCATTTAGCAAGAGAAGGAAAACTTAAAATTACAGAAGAATATTTAACACCAACTCATATCTATACTTCTCTCGTACAGGAATTATTAAATGAAGTACCAATTTTAGGTATGGCAAATATAACTGGTGGAGGAATTCCAGAAAATTTACCACGTTGTTTACCTGATGGTTTAAAGGCAGATATTGATTATAATTCTTGGAACTTACCAAAGATATTTCAAAAGATTATGTTAGCAGGAGAGATACCAGAAGAAGAAATGAAAAAGGTTTTTAATTTAGGTATTGGTTATTGTTTAGTAGTGCCAGAAGAGAGTGAAAACGATACTCATGACACAATAGATGCTTTCGGGTACAAAAGTTGGACAATAGGAAAAGTTGTGCTATAATGTATTTGTCAGAGAAATACTGGCTGCGGTTATGCCCTTTGGTAGGTTCAGCATAAGCGGCTATAGGAATCTACCAATTAACTAAAATAGAAAAATGTCAATCAAACTTACTTTACTTAAATCAGGAGAGCAAATTATTTCAGAGATGAAAGAGTTAGTTGCTGAAGGTGAAGAGAACCCACAAGCATATTTGTTTGATAATCCTCACGTTGTTACAATAAAAGAACAAGAATTAATTACTGAAGATAATATACCAGAACAAGATTATGGTATTAACGTTTCGTTAGTTCCTTGGATTATTTTATCTAAAGATAAACAAATAGTTCTACCACTTGATACTGTTTTAACAGTTGTAGAACCACTTGATTCATTAAAACAAATGTATGAAGAAAAAAGTAAAACATTTAAAATGGAGGAAACTTTAAATGATTAAGTGTGTATTACTAAACGCTCATTGCACTCTTATTGCAGAAGTTGTAGAAGTTGATGCAGAAATAGGAGATCCTAATTGCAAATTAATAAATCCATATATTTACAATAGTATTGATGATATGGTGCCTTGGAAATCAGATATTACAAATCAAACAGAATTTATGATTCGTTCTGAAGATATATTGACTATACTCGATCCAACTGGTACAATTATAGACAAATATACTGAACTAACTGCGTAATGAGATTTTATACCAACGTCCAAATGGTCGGAGATAATTTCTTGGTTCGTGGATATGAAGATGGTAAACACTTTGCAACTCGTGAAAAGTTTTACCCCACATTATTTGTAGATTCAAAAAGAAAGACAAAATATAAAACACTTGATGGTTTGCCCGTTGAACCAATTGAACCTGGTACAGTAAGAGATTGTCGTGAGTTTATCAAGAAATATAATGATGTAGAGAACTTTAATGTTTATGGAAATGAAAGATTCATTTATCAATATATTTCAGAAAAGTATCCAGAAGTTGAAGTTAAGTTTGATGTTGAAAAGATTAAGTTAACAACGATTGATATTGAGGTTGCATCTGAGAATGGTTTCCCTGATGTAGAATCTGCTGCAGAAGAAGTATTACTTATTACTCTACAAGATTATACAACCAAACAGATTCGCACTTGGGGTCGTGGTAAATTTGATAATAGACAAGAAAATGTAATCTATAAGGGATTCAATACTGAATATGAACTTCTTACAGATTTTATTAATTGGTGGATGATAGAAGATAATACACCAGAAGTTATCACTGGTTGGAATAGTAAGTTGTATGATATTCCATATCTTTGTCGTCGGATTGACAGAATACTTGGTGAAAAACTGAAGAAAAGGATGTCACCTTGGGGTCTTGTAACTGAAGAAGAAACTTATATCTCAGGTCGTAGACATATTTCATATGATATTGGCGGTGTGTCTCAGTTAGATTACCTTGACTTATATAAAAAGTTTACCTATAAAGCACAAGAATCATATCGTTTAGATTATATTGCAAGTGTTGAACTCGGACAAAAGAAACTAGATCACTCAGAGTTTGATACATTTAAAGATTTCTACACAAAAGGTTGGCAAAAGTTTGTTGAATATAATATTATTGACGTTGAACTTGTTGACCGTCTTGAGGACAAGATGAAGTTGATTGAACTTGCCTTGACGATGGCATACGATGCAAAGGTCAACTATGAAGATGTGTTCTATCAGGTAAGAATGTGGGACACAATAATTTACAACTATCTTAAGAGAAGAAATATAGTTATACCTCCAAAGAATCGCTCAGATAAATCAGATAAGTATGCAGGTGCATATGTTAAAGAACCAATACCTGGTAAATACGATTGGGTTGTTTCTTTTGACTTGAATAGTCTATATCCGCATTTGATAATGCAGTATAATATTTCTCCAGAGACTTTACTAGATACAAGACACCCATCTGTCACAGTTGATAAAATCCTTGAAGAGGACATAACATTTGAAATGTACAAAGATAATGCTGTTTGTGCAAATGGTGCAATGTATCGTAAGGATGTTCGTGGGTTCTTACCAGAACTGATGGAGAAGATGTACAATGAAAGAGTCATCTTCAAAAAGCGAATGATTACTGCAAAGAAGAAGTATGAAAAGACCCCAACAAAAAATCTTGAAAAAGAAATTGCAAGATGTAATAATATTCAGATGGCAAAAAAGATTTCCCTTAACTCTGCTTATGGTGCTATTGGTAATCAATATTTTCGCTATTATAAACTTGCCAACGCAGAAGCTATTACACTATCTGGTCAGGTTTCTATCCGTTGGATAGAAAACCGTATGAATAAGTACCTAAACAAAATTTTAAAAACGGAGAATGAAGATTATGTCATTGCTAGTGATACTGATAGTATCTACCTTAACCTTGGTCCTTTGGTGGAACGTATATACAAGGGCAGAGAGAAGACTGCTGAAAGCGTTGTTTCGTTCCTTAATAAGATCTGTGAGATGGAACTTGAAAAGTATATTACGAGTTCTTATGAAACGTTGGCGAAGTATGTAAATGCTTATGACCAGAAGATGTTTATGAAGCGAGAGAATATCGCAGACCGTGGCATCTGGACAGCAAAGAAAAGATATATTTTAAATGTATGGGATAGTGAAGGTGTAAGATACGAAGAACCTAAACTGAAGATGATGGGTATTGAAGCAGTTAAATCATCAACTCCTGCACCTTGTCGTTTACTTATTAAGAATGCACTCAAGTTGATGATGAATGGAACAGAAGAAGATGTGATAGATTTTATTGATGAGTCCAGAAAACAATTCAAAAAATTACCACCAGAAGAAATTGCTTTTCCTCGCACTGCATCAAATGTTCAGAAGTATAAAGCACATTCTACAATTTATGAAAAGGGAACTCCCATACATATACGGGGTGCACTATTGTTTAATCACTACGTTAAGAAGAATAAGTTAGACAATAAATATTCACTCATTGGTAATGGGGAGAAAGTTAAATTTCTTTACCTACAAAAACCAAATATTATTCAAGAGAATGTGATATCATTCATTCAAGACTTTCCTAGAGAACTTGGACTTGAGAAGTATGTTGATTACGATTTACAATTTGATAAAAGTTTTGTCGAACCACTCAAAGCAATTCTCGATGCAATCGGGTGGAATGTTGAAAAAACTGTAAACTTAGAACTATTTTTTTCCTAATGGATTTACCTATTAATGATAAAGATTTAGATACAATCGTCAACGCTTTAGCACTTGGAGGAGATGCACGACTATATCATCTTTTGAAAGAAGTAAAGAAAGTCAGAGATAATAATCCTGGTGGTCCTTATAAAAAGATATTAAGAGATAAAGGTTATGTAATTTGACCTTGACGAATTGAAATAAAAATAGTATAATAAAAATAAAATGGATTGTTGGCACTGTGGCACTGAACTCATCTGGGGTGGAGACCACGATTTAGAAGAAGAATTCTATGGCGAAGACCATGCATACGACTTCGTAACTAATTTATCTTGCCCCAAGTGTCAA